CCGTGGTATCGCCTCCATCACCGCTATGTTTACCGTTAGTATACTTACCAGTATACGCACCGCCTCCTTTGCCTATCGTGAGGTTATATGTGCCATTGCTCAGCATAAAGTCGTTGACCGTTAAGTTTCCACCACCGCCACCCGACATTACATTTTCGTAACCCGTGTCATATTGCGCTCCACCACCGCCAGCCAACAAGTAAAGATCAACCACAACCGAACCACTAACATTCAATATACCAGAGGAAGTGAATTTGATAACGCGCTTCGAGCCTTCTATCTTGTCCGTATACTGGCCTGTATAGGCGAACTCAAAAGCCTCCTCGCCGCTCATCATTCTGCGGCGCAAAGCCCATTCTTTGGATATAACACCACCCGGAAGTATCTCTATGTTACTATCAGGATATGGCTCAGTTGGTGGTGTAAATGATTCCGTCCATCGGGCTATATCCGATATCCTAAACTCATCAATGTAGCCAGTGTATGAATAGCCTGTTTGCATATAATCGCTCGCCCAGTTACCTATACCCCATGGCCTATCCGCTGAATAACCAATCCTATTAGTACCAATATTATATGTGTGTTCTAACAAGCCATTCTTGAAAAACATCAGGCTACTGCCGGAACGCACGACCGCTCTGTGTGTCCACGTATTAACTACATTATTTCCTAATGTTTTGCCCGCAAGGACGTTCCAGTCGTCTGTATTTGCACCGCCAGTTTTGTTGGAAAGATACACTTGTAGGCTGTTGTTATAATATAGGTGGGTTAATAAGCCACCTGCTTGTGTGGCAAATGATGTGCAATAAACATTAGTAAATCGTGTACCAGCATTGGCATTTGTTGGATATTCCCACCAATCTATTGTAAAATCATCGGTTCCAAAATCATATCCAGGTATTGTCAGATATGCCGAGCCATCAAAATAAAAACTACTATCGCCAAATTTGCTTTGTGCCGTGGAAATCGCAACTTTAGTATTGGTTATTGCACGTTTATCTTTGCTGCTGTCAATAAGGTCATTGCCGTGTAGCAGTAGTCTTGTATGTAAATCATGGGTAATAACTATCATGCACTCACAACCTCCTGCACTGCCCACACACCATCGAACACATCAAATTCATACGCTTTAGATGCTTCAATGGTAGGAGCCGCGCCCATAAATGTGCCACTAAATGACACTGATACGCTGCTTCCCGTAGAAAACATGCCGTGCGCCCAGCCGGAAGCGGGCGGGGTAAACACGTATGTACCCACAGGAGAGGATACGTTATATATGGTGTTTGCCGTAAGCGCCGCGCCGCTGGCGGGGAGGGAGGAAGCCATAACAGGCGGGGTCTGGTAGTCCACGCCGCCTGCGGCCTGTGCCACTTTGCCGCCCGCGCCCTTGAGCAGGCCGTTAATGCTGGTCGCGGTGTCGGTGCTTATCTCGTTAGGGCCTGCGGGGCCCTGTTCGCCCTGCATACCCTGTTCGCCCTGTATACCCTGTTCGCCCTGTGGCCCCCGTATATTGATTGTGGCGGGGTTTTCCAGCCCACCGTCATTACTCCACGACAAATCGCCGTCAGCGGTCACAGAGGGCGTAAAGTGCGCTCCTGCGGGGCCTCGTTCTCCCTTGTCTCCGGGGTTGCCTATAAGCCCTTGTATACCCTGCTCACCTTTGGGAACGCCGAACTTAAAGGTGAACACTTTTGCGGTATCTGCGCCGGAAGCTGTCACCTCTACAGTAGCGGGGGTTCCCGCGTCAAGGGTGGTCGCCGTGGCAGTGGGTGTGCCGAATCCGGCGGCTTCGCCCGTGGGGCCTTGTTCTCCCTTGGCTCCCGTGTCACCCTTCGCGCCGGGGTCGCCCTTGGGGCCCGTATCGCCTTTAGGGCCAGTGGGGCCTTGTTCACCTTTTGCGCCCTGCAAGGGGCCGTTGTTTACCCACTTGGAATTTACGCCGTCCCAGATATATATATCATACGGTTCGCCCGCGCCCACGCCGTAAGCGTCGCCAGCGGAGGGGTTAGATACTCCGGCTTGTAATGCGGAGAGGGAAGCGTAATAGCCCAACACGGCAAATCCTTCGCCCGTGTCGCCCTTAGCTCCCTGTGCGCCCTGTGGCCCCCTTATATTGACTGTGGCGGGGTTATCCAGCCCGCCGTCATTACTCCACGATAAATCGCCGTCAGCGGTCACAGAGGGCGTAAAGTGCGCTCCTGCGGGGCCTCGTTCGCCTGTGGCTCCCATATCGCCCTTGGGGCCCGTGTCTCCCTTGTCTCCGGGGTCGCCTTTAGGGCCTTGGATACCCTGCTCACCCTTGGGGCCAGTGGGGCCCGTTTCTCCTGCGGCTCCTGGGTCGCCTTTATCGCCCTTCTTACCTTCGGGGCCTTGGGGGCCGACGGGGCCAGCGTCGCCCTGCAAGCCTCTCTTGCCCTCCGGGCCTTGCGGGCCGACAGGGCCTTGCTCACCACGGGGGCCTTGCAAGCCTTGTATACCTTGTTCGCCCTTGGGGCCTACCGCGCCCTGTTCGCCCTTGGGGCCTTGTATTCCTGCGGGGCCTTGTACACCCTGCGGGCCTTGGGGGCCTGTGGGGCCTACCTCACCCTGCGGCCCCGTGGGGCCTGTCGCGCCTAACGCCTGGGATACTAAGTCCTGCACCTCGGCAAGAAGCTGCTCCGCCACGCCGGGGGTAGGAAGGTTGGAACCGGGAAGGTCGGCTATTATCTCAATGGGCCGCGTTCCCGTCCACTTGGCTATGATGTTCTTCTCATCGTTCGCCAGAGTGGCTAAAAGTGTGAGGTTCATCATGCCCCGCTTGCCCGTAAACAGCGGCGTGATATGCCATGTAAGGGTTATATCTTCCCCCACATCTTTATACAGCACATACCTTGCTTCCGTTCCGTCCATGGGCCAGTACGCCTTTATGGTGAACCCTGCGGCGGCAAGGTCTACATCACGGGCATCTAAGGGTATGCTGATAGTGACGGTATCCGCCAGACTTTCACCCTCGATAACAAGGGACTGTATAGGGGTGGTGAGAAGATACTTTCCGTCAACCGTTATTCTGTGCATTGTTCGTCCTCCGCAAGTTTTTCTAAGGCCAGAATACAGCCTAATTTCGCGTCTAAGTCCGCTTTCGCTACAACGGGTATAGAAGTATTAAGTGTGCGTATTATCGCTTGTATAACGGCTTTCTGTTCGTCTGTCATATATCCGTAGCTCCTTTAAATCTGTCATCATGGGTTTTGATATAGTTATAAACAACCTGATACAACGTTTGTCCTTCGAGCGCGGACGGGCTAAAATAGTCAGTGTAATCGGTCGAGTTTTCGCCATACTCTTCAGAAGGATAAACGATGTCCTCTACTCGAATCTTCACCGCCGCGAAAGTTATAGGATTTGCACCCGCCAGCCGTGCTTCCTGCGAAAAATAAGGATTGACTGTCGCGTCAACCCTTTTGTTTACTCTGTCTATCTTAACATCATCTATTACCCAATAATTTACGGGAACGCCCTCTTTTGTAGTTTTAGGTAGATACAGCGCCATATCTTTCCTCCAATGCTGATAATCTCCGGTTTAAGTCCTGCACATAAGGCAATAACAACTTGGGCAATCCGCCCTCGTAATCAACGGCGCACGGGACATCTTTGCCATTGATTTTTTCGGTTATAGCAAGTTCGGGGCATACCTTATAGACTTCTTCGGCTATAAGCCCGTAATCCTGCTTACCGCTGGATTTCCATGTGAACTTACGGGGACGTAGAGCGTTCACTTTTGCTATACAATCCAACCCCGCATCTTGAATATTCTCCTTGCGGCGTATCGAGGAGGAAGCATAGCCTATATATCCTCCGCCTGATGCCGCCCAGCGTAGCGTATAAGTGTTGACAGAATAATCATAAATTTGATCACATTGCAGATAACCTTTAGTAAATATAGTAGCACCGGCGTTAATGGAATAATCCACTCCCAGCGTATAAAGCCCGCTGGTTTGGCCTGATAGGGTTATTTGACCGAGCTTTAACTTACCTCCACTTTGCCCCGAGTACAACGTGCAAGTATTGCCATAAAGGTAACTGCCGTATATATCGAATCCTGCGATTGAGCCGCTTGTGGCTGTAATTTTGCCGCTTATATCGGCATTTACGCAAGACATCTTGCCGTTTGTATCTATCTTGAAGTTGTTGTTTGCCGTGACAACGCCGTTAAGGTTTATCTTTGACGCGCTTATTGATACCGCTTCCGAGCTTTGATTTATGGTGGAAATAATATTGTCCTTGGTGACGGTGCTCGACAATCCCTCGGCGGTTATTTCAAGCTGTGTCTGTATATTCTGCGTCCATGTGGTAGGCATACATACGGTGTTATCTACCACCCACGCCGAACCCGTGTAACGCTTTATTTCCTTTGTCGCGGGATTGTACCAGTATTCGCCCTCCTTTGCGCCCGTAGGCGTGGCGGTCTGATTGTATTTAGGGGATATGACTGTCTGCCACGCGGAACCCGTCCATACCTTTATCTTGCCATCGTTGTACCATTGATACCCCGTATTCGCGGTTTTCTGGTCATCGTCCCACCCTAAAGAGGGGTCGGTGTCGGATTCAACAGGGGTCAGGAAAGCTACCCGTGTGACCGTCTGCTTCATTCCCTCAACGGTCATTTCTATTTCATGGGCTGCGCGTCCGGCTATGAGCGTCCGGCGGTTCTCCGCGCTTATGGCGGGGCGCAGAGGGGAGCCGGAGCTTATGTACTGTATCCTTGCCCTGCCCTTAAAGGTCAAGTCCATGCGGTAAATGGGGAAGGTATAAGTCCCATCGTCCGTGACTACCTTTATCATGTCGCCTGCTTCCAAAGACCAATCGCCCTTTGCGTCCAGCTCGACAGGCGTAAACGCCGCAAAGGAGTTTAAGCGGTTATAGATAACCTCTGCATAAGGTCTTATCTGTGCATCGGTATAGCCATACAGCATAGGGCAGTCTATTATTTGATAAGCGTTCGTCCCCGTGCCGACTATTACGCCTATGTCCTTTTCGGACGCGGCTACTTGTAATTTGTCTATCTTGGCTACCTGATACTCCGATACCACGGCGTTATAATAATCCGCGGAATTGGCGGTCTTATTAAAGGTGACATTGGTATTGGCGAACCACGCCAGTTCACATACTCCGCTTCGGGATATGCGGGCAAAGGAACACGCCGCCTCGGCTATCCATTGAAGAACTTCCCGGCATAGAACATCTTGCGTCCTGAACAGCGGCGAATCAAAGGTTTTCCCCGAATTGGGGAAGTCTGCCGTTGAAGCGGGTACGCCGACATGAGCGCAAAGCGATGTAAAAATATTTTTTAGTGTAGTCGGGTACGAAAGAGAATTAAGAAAAGCATCTGCGCTCACATCGAATTTTACCATTCTGTCATGGGCGGTGATGCTTATTTTTTTAGGTTTTAGTTTATCGGGCTTTTCGGAGATAAACACGCCCAGAGGAACATATTCGTATTCTTCCCCCACGAGTACGCCTATCGAGGCGGTGAACTCCGTGCCGTCAAAGTTAAAAGAGGACAGCCCCCCGTCAAAGTTAAGGAGTTCTATCCCCAGTTCTGCGGAACAGGCCGCGCCTATCGTCAGTTCTTCGTCCTCGAAAGCCATGCTTGAATAGGTCAAGCCGGAGATAGAGAGGTTTTGTTCCGCTATCTGATTTTCGCCGAATGTCAGCTTTAGCTTTTGGGGCTTGCCCGACATTACGGCGTTACGAAAGCCTGTGCTTACTGTATACATTTTGCCTCCAATAAAAAAGACACCCGAAGGTGTCACGGAGTATCTATCTTAATGAGCCGATAATTCCGAGTAAAAACAATATGCCGAATGCGATTAGGATTTTGGTCAGGCAACCGCTCTTCTTAGGTTTACCGCCCAGATATACATTAAATCCGCCGCCGCCTGTCGGCGTGTTCTTTGTCGTTTCAGTTTCCGCCGGAACGGCGTTTGCGCCCTTGGTCACTATCTTCGCGGAACCCTCTGCATTGCCGTACAGTCCATACCCGCGCTGGAACCAGAGAGAAATTTTCGCGCTATCCCGCCTGTCTTTTATGGTTATTCGTGCTTTAATGGCTTCATTCCTCGTTCTTATGTCAAACACGTGCCTGCCTACCGGGCATTCTATAAAACTGCGTTCGCCCAAACCGAGCCGACACACTTCTTCACCGTCCTCGCTGACTACAATTTGTTCGGCGTATGAACCTTCCAACTCCGGGCGTTCTATTATCACATTGGGTTCGAGTATCGTTGTTTTTACACGTTCCAAGCCCTCTTGTGCCTCCTGATTGTCCATGTCAATATCAAGAGCACGGTCGTAATATTTTTCGGCGTCATCAAGCATTTGCCGTTCTTCGTAGTCTTTCGCTCTTTTGAGAATGTTATTGATTTCGGACGAGCGATTTATATTTACCGTTCCGCTCACTTTCTGTACGGCATCGGCGATCATTATCTTGGTTCCGCAATAATTACAGAAACCAAATTCCCTATCCTGATCTAACTCTATATCGGCATTACAGTTTGGGCATTTAAGAGCTATTATTTTCATAACAAAACCCCCTAAAGATATGTAATTTTATTATTACGCCTTTAGGGGGAAGTGTCAATACTCTATTACCGTCATGCTCAAAGAAATATACGCCTTGTTCTTATCACCTTCGGGGAACCAGATAATTTCTTCTTTCCTGTCGCCTACATAAAACGTGCCGGAATAGTTACCCGCAAGGGTCTTAGGGTTCGGACAGGTAAAAGGAAAGCTGTCGGAATCGACTGCTTGTAATATCGCCGAGCACAGTTCCCATGTCAGCACGTCCCACGACAATTCAACGGTCAGCTTCTGCGCTACCATTGTTCGGTTGAGTGTGCCGGAAGCGTCTCTTTCAGCCTCCGTGTCGAGGTCAGCGAGTGTCATATTCAGTTTAGAGGGGTCGGGGAGCGTATAGCTCCCCACCTTTAAGCCTATATCATATCTATACATCACACGTTACCTATGGCAATATTGTTCATATTGACCGATTGATTGACTATCCTACCCAGCTTCGCAGAGGGATACAGTGCTATCTCCATATCCTTATCCGCTATTCTCTTGAGCAGGGCTATGATGGTTTGGGTATCCTTATCGTTCAGCCCGCCCATTATGGATTGCAACTTATCAAGAGGGGCTATGACTTCGGGATTGTTCTTGGCGTTGGCGTATTCGCCTACCCTTGCGAGGGTATCGCCGTAAGCAAGGCCGCCCTGCGCCAGCAAGGGAATAGTTTTAAGGGTAAATAATTGTTTGTCTACGCCCGCGAATATCGTTTTGCCGCCAATAACAAGAGGATCAATGGTAATGTGCATCTTCTCATTTACCCAGTTGATGAGCTTGTTCATCAGCGATATAGCAGCGTTAATGGCTTTCTTGAACACGTCCTTAAACGCGAGCTCAACTCCGTCCATAGCAGAAGTCCACTTTTCTTTTGTGAACCACGGCTCAACATTCTCACGGAACCATTTCACAATGCCTAAAGTGTTCCACCATTCAACGACGGCCTCCCATTTCTCTCCGATGCCTTCTTTCATGCCTTCACCGGCTTCTGCCCACTTTTCTTTAGTCAACCACGGCTGAACCTTTTCCTCGAACCACTTGGCGATACCAGTATTCTCCCACCACTCCTTGAAGCTGTTCCATTCTTCGCGGAGGTTATCCAAGCTAAGGGTTGCACCCTCCGTGTTAAGGCGTATTTGTTTCTCGTTTTCGGGTTTAAGGTTTTTCCACCATTCAACGGTTTTGTCCCAGTCTCCTGTTGAATTTTTCTGGCTTATTGCGGTATCCACACGCAGAGTTTTCCATTGGTCGGCATTCGTTTTTTCCCACCAATTTATAAGGTTTTTTGTTTCATCATCCTTTGTTTCTAAGGATACTGTACCGCCCAACTGTATCTTGTCGTGTTTGCCGTCATTAAGTATATCCATCTTTTCATTGGACTGCCCAAGACCTTTATTTATGCCGTAGAATATCTTCTGCTTCGCCTTTAGTGCTGCGATTAGGAGCCGCCACGCTTTCTCCGCTATTGATTCCCAATCAATATTTTCAAGCATTTCCTGCAACTTCGAGCTTACCTCGTTCCAGTTCGTTGTTTCTATAATACCTGTCAGAAAATCAAGAACACTGCCTATCTTCGCCTCTATAACATCAGCGGTCGCGGTTGTATCCCAATCTTCCACAAAGCCATTGATAAAATCGCCTATGCCTTTTCCGAGGTCGCTCCATTTGATACCTTTGAGCCACTTTGCAACAACCTTCATAGCAAGGTTAAACCCGTTGGCGAGGGTATTGCCGAGCTTACGGAAGTTGAAGTTCTCTATAAAGCCGTTTACCGCTTCTACGATATCCTGAACGGTTTTCAGTATCTTAGGTCGGAGCTTATCTATCCAACCGTTGAGCTGGCTTACTGCGGTATTTAAGCCTTGTGCAATGACTGTACCTACACCTTTCCAGTCTCCGGCTTTTATGGCGGCTTTAAGTTTATCCATCCATTTGGAAACATCGGTCGGAAGCATACTCTCAACAGATGTTTCCTTGAACATGCCGGAAGTATCCGCGCCTCCTGTTCCGCCGCTGTCTTTCTGCTGCTGAATAAGGTTGATCTGGTCGAATCCCGCAAGAGTGCCTTTCAGATCTTTTGCGGCTTTGTTGGATTTATTAAGGGATTTTGCGTAATCCTGCTGCACATATACCGCCTTTGTAAAGGTGGAATCGCCTCTGAATTTTGCGAACAGTGCGCCCAGCATATTAAACAAACCGGCTACCGCCTGTATTATCTTGTTTATTACGGGGAGTATGGATTGCAGAGCAGGAAGCAGCATAGCTGCTATACTGTTTTTGACATAAGTAAAACCGCTTTGCAGCTGGGACATGGCGGCGTTGGCCTTACTACTGGCCTGCACCATATTATTCATACCTTCGGTAGTTCCCATGATCATGGCATTGATACTTCGCCATATAATCATACGCGACAGTATCTTTGTCACAGCCTTTCCCATTTTAGAGAAACCAGAAGTGATATCTTTTACTTTGGTTTTAACCGCATCTACAGCCTTGCCGAATACTTTCTTTACAGCTCCGCCTATTTTCGATACGACAGCTCCGACTTTTGCTTTTATCCCTCCAAAAGCCGTGACGGTCTCGCCAAACTTCTCTTTGATTGTCCCGACCTTTTCCCTGAATGCATCGAACTTACTGCCGGCCCCTTCCGTCTCGCCTTGTATTTGTTGCATTTTTTGAATGGCTTCATCAATACTTGGAATCCAGTTTTTATCTTTTTCCCTGAATGCCTGTGCAATACTCTTACCACCATTATCTTCCCAAAGAGCGCGACGTTTGGCGTATTCCTCGTTTGCATCAGCACGGGCTTGCGCTTCATCCTCCGCGGCGGCGCGTATCCTTGCCGCCGTTTCCTCGGCGGCATCGGCGGCCAGCTTCGCCCAACGTATTTCGTCAGCTCGTGCAGCAGCTTCTTTTTTTGCCGTCTCTTCCGCCGCTTTATTGGCTTTTGAAAGCCTTTGTTTTGCAATAGCCAACCGCGCATTGGCTTCTTCCATTTGAGCCGCGTACTTCACCCTTGCGGCTTCGGTTTTAAGTGCTTCCCTTTCCGCTGTGGCCTGTGCGCGTATGGCCTTCGCGTTCTGCATACTGCTTGCCGACTGCTTTACAAATCGGTTAAGTCTGGTTTCCAGCTCGGTCAAGACCTTCTCGGCGGTTGAAGCATCACAACCGACTAAAATTTGTAATTCTTCAACGACCACGGACATATCCTCCGAATTTATTTCTTATTTCATCTATCCTGTTGTCAAGGCTCCGCTCCCACGACGCAGGAACAAACAGTTCTTCGTACTTCGGTAAATCGTGCTTGGACTTGGAAAACATATTGCTTATGTTGGTGGCAATAAACCTTGATACCAGCACGCTTGAATAGTACATTTCCCTGCATTGGTTTTCCTCGCGGGCTTCGATATAGTCTACAATATCGGCGGGTTCATGCTCCCAAAACTGGTTTGGGAGCATTCCCGCCATGCTTGCACGTTTGAGCAAATCGTAGATTATATCGGTGAAGTCCTTTTCAATGTTTTTCTTAACGTCCTCGAACTGCTCTCTTAGCGAACGACGCTCTTTGCCACGTCCGCCGCCGCCGCCGTTATCGCCTCGGTCATTGCCGCCGACATATCCAGCTTGTTTAAGGGCTCTCTCATATAGTCCTGAATGCTCTGCCCTTTCAGGTCTACACGACCGAAAAAACCCATGCCGTAAGCGAAGTTCACCAGCTCGGTATAAATGTCCTCCATGTAAGTACCCTGCTCCATGAGCTTATCAAACTCATCGAACACGGCCTGCTTGCTCTTAGGTTTGGGGTTTGCAAACGACATTACCACATCTGCAAAGAAATCCAAATCGCCCTGCTCGTAAGCGGTGAGGAACTTTACTTTGAGATTAGGAGCACCTATTTTCTGTTTGAGGTCGCAATAAGCCTTGCAGGAGGCTTTAAGTTCAAATTCACCGATATTCATGTTGTTCTCCTTTATACGGGGGTAGTTACGGTTTTGCCGTTGAACAGGTCAACATAGGAAGTCGTTTCGCCCTGGAATGCGATATATACGGAATCGCCGACAAGGTTGACGGAGAATGCGCCCGTCTGGGCGTTGTTCGCCTGCTGACCGCCTGCGTACATGGATACGACCTTGCCCTTGTAAAGAATACCGGTGCCGAGCTTGGTAGCATCGGAAGGGATTTCGTACTCTTCGTAAATCCAGATAACATCACCGACCAGAAGCCCCATCTTCGCCATATTGCCGGTCTCGGCGGTGAAGTCAGGAACAAAGGAATACTCGAATACGGGCATTTCCTGCTGACCGGCAAGGTTACGCACGAAGTATTCAGATATAATGTTTACGGAAACCTCGGAGGGCGAACCGCCCTTATCGGGGGTTTGGGTAAGACCAGCTATCTCGGTCTTGTTTGCCATAGTGTAAGCGGTATCATAAAATACGCGCTGGCCTACGGAAGCTTGATACTGTGCCATATATTTCTCCTTTTAAAAAGTTTTGGTTTTTTTGAAATAGACTACGTTGACGTGCCATTTCCCGTTTGCGTCTCGGTACGGCTCTGTCGTGCGGGTCTTTATGTAGTGTTTTTCCAACATTGCGGCGTGGAGTTTGTCAGCCAAATCGAGAACGCCTGTAAATCCCTTGGTGCTTATGTAGGTCTCGCCCCACACACCACATCTTATTGAGGTGGCGGGAAGCGCTTCGCCCTCTAAGGATTTTACCGATGTCTCCTGCGTGATGTTCAATGTCACGATAGGATACCTTTCGGGGGTCTCGTCAGATTCCGGCTGAACCTCAACTTTAAGTTTTTTGTTAAGATACTTCTGAGCGTCCTTATAGATATTCGTCATAGCAGTTTCCTTATCTCGTCCGCCACGGACTGAACAACAAAATCCTTTGCCGCGTCAAAGGCGGGCTTCATATAGGGGTGAGGGTGTGCGCCATAAACCTTGTAGAACAGTCCCTTCTTGCTTAGGACGGTCTCAAAGTTGTACTTGCTCAGGTCTGCCATGCTCTCATGGACATACCACGGGATTTTTGCCGAAGAACCCAATTCGTTATAAATACCCGTACCGTATTCCAGCGTCATAGCCTGCGGTATGGCTGCGGTATGGACTTTGCCCTTCACGGCCCCCGTTTTTTCATCGAAGATGGTAAATTCTATCGAATCCTTCAACTCCCCCGAATCAACGCGAACCATGGAGATAGCTATATCCGCCATTTCCTTACCGCCGCTCTCTGTACCTTTTCGGATGGCAGACTGAATATCCGGCCTTTCAAACCTCTTTATGACTTTAACTTTGGCGTTAAACATACTTCTTTGCCGTATATGTCGAGAACCCACGGGCGGAATTGACGGACTCCACAATATAGCTCGGCGTTTCCTGCGGGTCATTCAAGCAGATTCCGTCGCCCTCGACTATCTGAACAGGACCATCGGAGGGGTCTTTGCAGATTTTGATATATTCCTTGATACGTTCGCCGTACATGGCTATATCCTCTGCGCTTCCGGCAGAGTTAGCCACAAGCTTATACCGTCTGACTAAGGCCCACTCCGAAACAACTGTCTGCCCGTTCACCGTCTCCTTAATAGGGGCAAGCACATAAACGTCTTTTTTATCCTTCGCTCTCATATACCGCTCCTAACGGGTTCATTTTGCCTTTTAAAGCCAGTTTAAGGTTCTCGGTAATATCTATATAGTTAGTGGACACTCCCGCCGCAGATTGGGAATTAAAGGCTTCTGCGCCCATCTTCCCTATCGCCTTTACCGCCGCGTCCTCTATATAGGGTTCTAACCACTTCGGAGGATCCTTGTAGCGGGTAATGGCACACGCTACTGCGGTATACCGCTCCAAAAACATCAGGATAACGCCGTCCGGCGCACCCGTTTGAAGCTTTACGTTGTTTACCATTACCTCATTCATTTATTCCTCCTTCTTAGGGCGGCCCCGCCGCTTGGGTTCTTCTTCCTTAAACTCTCCGTCGTGTTTGTATCCCAGGGCGATAAGCTTTCTTATCGTCGCTTCGTTGGAAGTCTCAAAAAGGCCATGCACAAACTGTGCTATGGCCTTATCTTCCTTCACATCAAAGGGGATACTCGTTTTGTTCCCCTGATAGAATTTCATGGTTATTCAGTGGTGAGGTTGGTTATCTTACCGTGGAGCCATTCAGGGCCGTAGTTCAGACCTACCTGTCCGAATATCTCACCCTTCTTGCCCGCTCCGGCCTTAGCCAGCTCTTCAAAGAAGAAGTTGCCCTTGCCGGGGGTGGGCTGCTCTACAAGATGCACTACATCACGACGGAAAAGAAGTATCTGGTCTTTGGGCATGGCGCGGGAAAGGACTATGCCCACATCGCCGAAGTCAGTGATAAGGCGGGTCACGTTCACACCAGCCTCCATGCGGGAATCCGGCATCTGCATGGAACCCTCATACAGCGCGGAAATGGCCGCCTTCTGGAAGGAATTGCACATCAGTATCATGCCGTTCACGTCGCCGCCGTTGTCGAAGATGGACTTGACCAGTGACTTTATCATAGCCTTGGTCAGCGCGGCAGCGGTAGAACCTGAGCCCTTCGCGTCTATGACGTTGGTGGTCAGCGCGGTAAGAATACCACGGGACTTGTTGACGGTAGCATCGGTGGTAGCGGCGTTGTACTCGCCCTGCAAGGAAGTGAACTCTATATCGTTGGCGATATTGAGCATCTGGCGGGAAATCTGCCAGTTCCACTCGTCGCCGGGGTTAGCCTGCTGACCGGCTATGTTGATACCGCTCATAGTACCCATGTTAGATTCCTTGGCATAGGAAATCTCACAAGCCCTCTGGTATATCTGGGTCACGTTGGTATGCTGAGTGCGGGTTATCTTCTTGGTGTCAGGCGCGGTCATGGATGCCTGCTCGGATATGGCAGGCTGGGAGGGAGTGTCAAGGGAATACTCCTGATCTACCGCGAACTGAACGTGATTGGTGTACTGAGGCTCCGCTATAAGGTTTATAAACGGGGTCTGGGTGTTGCTCTTGGTGTAGAGCAGGCCGGAATAGTTAGGTACTGCAAAACTCATTATAGGGGCGTTTGCCATGATATTTTCTCCTTTAAGTTAAGTCTATTTTTTTAGATTGCGCGAGGGTCATAAGCTGCACTTGCTTAAGCATATTGCCCGACTTGACAGCTTCCGCCCACTCCGCTTTGAGTTGAGCGGCTTCGTTCGCCTCTGCCCCGGAAGCAGGGGGTGTGCCGCCGCCCAGAAGGTCAGTTTTCGCTTTCTGCTCCGCCGCGATCACCTTGGCGGACAGAAGCTTTACGATGGAGTTCGCAAAGGCCGTAGCCTTATCCGTCTCCGTGAATGTAGGCATTTCGGGGAAATCGTCCTCTTTCAGCCCTGCTCCGGCAAATATCTTGCCTATTTCAAGGCTGCAAATCTTAGTCTTGTATTCGTTCTCCGCGTCCTTGGCGGCCTTTTCCGCTTCGGCCCTGCGCTGCTCGTCCGTCATTTCCTTCTCCTTATAGGATTTAAGGTTCCTCGACAGCTCGGCGGCCTCGGAGGCTTTTTTGTCGAATACATCTTTTTTTACATATCCCGTATAATCAGGTGTAAATTCATAAGAGGAATAAAGCGCAAGCTTTTCCTCGGCGGTCATATCTTCCCGATAGCCTTCCATTTTGGTAATGTCTATTTTCATTTTTTCTCCTTTGGGATTTATGTCTTCTCTGACAAAATGGGATTTATGCCTTCTCTGGCGTAAAATAGCACCGGCAATTAGGATGTTTTGTCGGTATTTTGTCTATTGGATAAATTTTTCCGTTGCGTTCTTCACACTCTTTGCAAACTTTTTCATCGTTCTGTGTGTGCCACTTGATTTTTTTATAACCGTTGTCCTTAAAGGCCCTTATTACGGTCTTATCTTCAACGGTGATAGCGAATTGGTCTGTTTGCCATGTCACATAGTTCAATCCCCGCGTGAAATCCTGCTTTATAGGGGGATAATTGACGGTAGGGGGGTCTTTGCCGGAGTACTCGGCATCTGCGATTATGGATTCAGCCAATCTTGCCCCCTTTCTTTCCAGTTCTTTTGTGAAAACATATTTAACAACAGGGTCGTAATCGTCCAGAATACCTATTACCCACGCTTCGAGTATCCTATCCGGCCCGTTATGGTCTGCGTATGCTTTCTTGGCTATATCCAAGTACGCTTCTTCGGATAATCTCAGGATTTTTCTGTACAGAAGATTTATCTGGTCGATTACCTTTGTGTTGGAATCAATATAAAAGAGCGTTTCCTTAGTTTTCAGAAACGCCCTCGTTATTGTTTTTTTCAGGCTCTTCGCCCGTTCGTCCCCGTACTCGTACATTCATTGCCTCCGCTATTTCGTTTGCCTCCTGCTTATCCTGTTCAAGCTTCCGCTGATGAGCGGCCTCAGAATCCTCCACGAAGGACACCATATCAAGAATGTCCTTATCTGAAAGTAGCCCGGAGCCCTTGACTTGGGTCATAAATTGCGCCTCGTCCGTCATAGAGGAAGGAATATTCCTTGCGAACGCCACATCTAACACTTCCCAATTATAGTGGTTGGCGGTTCCCTCATTCATCAGCGCGGTTATCTTCTGCGCCCTGCCCTCCAGCAGACCTTTTTCAAAGTTACGTTCATACGCTATTATCGTGTTATCCATACCGTAGTTCTGGTATCTGACGGCCTGGATATTCTGATACACTTCGGCTATTTCAGTGGGGTTGGTCTGGCCTAAAGAGGCGTATATATCGCCAGTCAGAATGTCGAAGTACCCTTGAATGGATTGTATGTCAACATTCTTTATCAGCCATTCAACCTTATTATCCTCGCCCAGATATAAGGTCTTGAATTTGGACAGCCTTTCGTGGAATTCTTCTTCGTCCTCATCGGTTTCGGGCTGCATGTAGCCAATCATAAGAAGAATGGCCTCATCGTTATATTTAAACGTGTTGGAAACGTTGTTCAGAATGGCGTTTCTCGCGTGAACCAATGGAAGAACCTTTTCAAAATACCCTTCTCTGTTTGGCATGGGGTATTCTACAATGGGTATGCCGCAGGTCTTAAGCAGCGCCATTTCGGAAGCTGTGGCGGGTTCTTCCCGAACGTTGCCGTCAAATATATACTTTGTCCAGCGGTCGTCCGTAATCAGTTCATAGGTCTCATACTTCCGATTGTCCACGAGCGAAAAATATTCTTCTCGAATGATAAAAGCCGTGGGATTGCGGTCTATGGTCTGGTCGTGGAACAGCATTGCTTTTCTGGGATCCACGGGCTTGAACTTTGGAGCTATCAGGCCGTCCCTTTTAGAAGCGTATATCCGTTCGTATGCCGTGCCGCATATCAGTGCGGAAGTGGCAAGCCGCATATTCTCTTTGTCCTCGTGGTTCCGGCGCATTATCGCACGATAGCGGTTCAAATATGCGTCGTCCCTCGGATTCTTATCGGGCAAGTCCTCAAACTGCATCTTAGGCCGCCCGGCAACATCGGAAGTCTTTTTGACTACCGTATTCGTCTGAACGTAGTATTTGCACGGTGAGCCTATGAAGTACCCGGCGGCTATGTCTACCGCATATTTAGGGATAGGGGAATATATGCCATTCAGATCAACGCAGTCGTATTCCTTATACATATCGCACCTTTTCAGGATGGAATCCTCCAGCGCACAGCCGAATACGGTTCTTATGTTATCCCCGTTTATCCTGCGGGCTTCTTCCCGCGTTAAAATCATTTCTGTCACAGTATCCTACCTCCGCCGATAAGCTTAGTACCGGCAAATATATCATATCCCAGGGCATATGAAAGCGCGTCTATGCCGTGGTTGTCCGCGTCCTCCGGTATGTCTAACTTCTGTCCGGCGGAATCCGTTTTCCACCGATAAACCTTAAACTCTCCTATTAGGTTCACACATTTCTGGTCGATTATTATTTCATAGTCGTGCAACCAGTCTATTCTTCGGGTGATAGCGGACTTCGCCCCCTTGGCTTTGCCCTTCTTGCATTTGTCCGCATGGATACCCATCTCTTTAAGCTCTTTGATACGGTCAGGCTCCGCCGCGTCACAGTACACTACATGGCCCAATGCCTTATTGTATATCAGCTCCCCGTATTGGCGGGTAGTGACCTCGTTCACGAATAATTCATCAAACACATATATCTTGTGGTTATGCTTATCCAGCGAACACTTAACGAAAGCGCAGGGGTGATTATATCCGAAGTCGCTGCCGACACGGATATTTCTGAATTCCCTGCCGGACAGGTCTGCAATATTCCAGTGCTTTCCGCGCTCGAACACAGTAGAACCTAATCTGCCAAAATTCCCTAACGTATCTACCCATAATCTCTGCCCAGTGGATTGCTCCCTTTTCTGAATATCTTCCTCGGTGAGAAAACGGTTGTCGGCATAGGTCGTTTTCAAAATAAAAACATCTGAACCTTCAACTACACCTCTTGCGGTCTTGTCTTTCAGGGTCAGAGCTTTCAGTTCGTCTATTGACTTCACATCGGGGTGATGCCACAAGGGTTCAAAAAAGACCTTATAAAGCCAGTGCGTTTCAGGGAACGGGTTGAACGCCATTATTATCCTCTTGTTCGGCTGCGGTAATCCTCTCAGCTTCGCGTCCTTATCAATACCTCTCAAACAGTTGTCCAGAACCTCAAACGCCTCATAAGAAGGACATTCGTCACCTTCCTCCATGAATATATCAGTCAATATACCTTTCTTCGGCTTCAACGATTTCAATCTCCGCGTTTCCTCTAACGCACCGAAGATTATCTGACGACCGTTATACAAACAGGTAATAGTCATGGTGGACTTGTCAACGGAAAACTCGTCTGTAAGCCCCCATTCGTCTATTACAGAGATTATTTCATTGAAGCAAGAGGTTCTTAAGTCTACCTTGTAATAACGGCACACAAGCCAATTATGGCCGTTATAGGTATCGGCTACTATCTCCCTTACAATGTGGTTCGATTTGCCGGAGCCGCGTCCGCCGAAAATGAGCTGCACTCTCGCTTTCTCATCGAGGGTGCAGGCGTACACATCATTGAAATCGTCCTTGAGGATAAGGCGCGGTTCACCGTTACGCAGTTTGAAATAGTAGACCACATCGTTAGGGTCAACGTTATACTTGGCACAAATTGTGTAAATGTCCATTTTGTGGGGGAGAAAAAATGTGCGGGGAGCTATATGTTCGGCGCGTCCCCCCTACAAAAACCACCCCCATGCCCCCCCTCCGATTATGCAGCATATACATACATTTTTGCGGTGCATAAACGGGGTTATTCATCCGCACTTTTGCATATCTATACACAGTATGTAGGTACTAACCCCGTATTATACAACACTTTATACATTTTACTTTATAACTATTCGTTAAACTACACTTTAACGAATACTTGAGCCGGATATATGCAGACTATGCAGACGCTATACATCACCGCCAGACCGCCCAAAACCGCCTCTAACCACTCTATCAGCGTCGGCCTGGGCGACCTCTACCCGCACCCCGTCAACGTCCCCGCAACGGCTCAAAATAGCCAAGGCGGCGGCGGTAGAATCCCGCGCATAGGGGGCATTTAGGTTTTTTTCGAGGACTTTTTGCGCACGAGAACGCATCCTTTGATAAAATTTATCATCCTCCTTGCCCCGCTCTGCCAGCTCCTTATCCAGCGCGGCTTGAAACACCGGGAACTCCCGGAACCACCGCCACACGGTAATTTTATTGACTCCTACCCGGTCGGCGATCTCCTTGTAGCCGCTCATGTAATGGGTGGTGCCGTCCTCCTGCTCCTCGCCCCATACCCACAATTTGACGGCCTGGCGCTGCTCGTCTGTTAGTCCTGGCCTACAATGGGGCTGGCCTCTATACTGCTCTTTACTGCTTGCCATACGTTACACCTCCTCAATCCGCAACGGTAATTTATTTATTGCGATAGTTTATCCCCCTTTATGGGGGGACTTTGACAATCTTTTCAATTTTTCTTTTTTTGTTTTTTCTCCGCCCCTTCGGGGGTCGGTCTAATACTCCATATTGATATTATAATAGGTATTTACCCCCGCAAACCCCCGCATCAAAAGTTTTTGCCTTATCAGTCAGACGGCGCTTGCCGTCAGCCGCCTTCAATTTCAACTGCTGACAATTTGTCAGCAGTTCTGATGCCCCTTCTGACTTTAGTCTTTCTTTTAGTTTTGCCCAATAATTGCTTGCACCTCGCTGTGCCAATTTCCTTCTCCAGTTTCCGCAGCTGGGCCATGATCTCGCTGGTGGGCGGGTACTCCAATTATATAAGAGGGCTATATCAGCCCTCTTTTTTCATGTCCTCATAGATCAGGTCGGTTATATAGGCGTTAACGCTTTTTCCTAATTTTTCCGCTCTCTGTTTTATTTTTTCTTTTTCTCCTGCTTTCACTGTGATTTCAAGTCGTTCATACGTTTTTGAGTTGTATTTTCTTTTTGCCCTCGTTGCTGATGTGCCCATGTTATCACCTCCGCAAACATTATATAACGTCCGGCATACTGCCGCAAGTATATCTTCCTAATTCTTTAAGGCTTTTCCCTTAATATTTCAGTTGACTATATACTCCCGTGAGTATATAATAGAGACATCGAAAGGGGAACCACCCCGAACAATGGAGGTTAAAAATGGCAAGCTACAGAATCGAGAAGAATGCACAATATAACAGCAACGAAATTTATTTTGACAGCAAACCCGCCGCCGAGGTTTTAACCGCTCTGCGCGGTCTGAAAATGCGCTGGAACCCGAAGAAGGGTTGCTGGTACGGGTTCGCCGCTCAGGATGACATATTAGCGGCTATCGGTGAGCATGATAACGAGCTGGGCGGCACGATCTCCGAGGGCTATTTAGGGACTACCCGCTGGGACGGCAATAAGTCCGGTAAACACCTGCACGGCGCGGAACTGTCAAAGGCGATTCGCGAGGAGCTGAAGCGGCAGGGCGTTAAGGGCGTTTCCGTCAGCTGCAAAACATTCACCGGCGGGCAGGAAATCACGGTTAAGGTTAAGGCCGCCGCCGAGGACTTCATCAGCCGCGAGAAATACATCAATGATTACGACGCTGGAAAATATGGCCTTCGCGCCGCCTGGTTCGTCACCGAGGACGGAGAGAGCATACACCACACCGCCCTATTCAGCGATAAATACAGTAATGAGGAGCAGCATCGCATAATCAGGAGCCACGCCGCCCGCGAGTATGATTCCGCCGTTTCCGGTAGAACTGACATTAACCATTACAGGATTGATGACAATAAAATCTATACTGAGGCGTTCCGCGCAAAGCTGCACCGGATAAATGCGGTGTTGGACACATTTCATTATGACGACAGTAACAGCATGGTTGATTATTTCGACACTAATTTTTACCGTAATATAACGGTTGTGGCGGCGTAAAGCCGCCCCCGCCGTATGATTTTAAGGAGGTACAATATGTATGTTTGTTTGCTGAATCCGTACGGAATAGATGATGGAACGAAAATATGGTATCGTAAGCAAGGTAATTATTGTTTTGATTTTGTATCGTCCAAGAAATTTGCATCACCACTAACTAAGGATGAAGTATTGAATATAATGCGCTATGCGGATTGGTACAAACAACAATATAACGCCAGTGCAATTATGAGAGGATAGGGGCCTAATAAGGCCCCGAAGAAGAAAATTGAGGTAACCACATGATGCGTTATCAGGTTATTACATGGACGAGGGGCGAGGGGCACGACGAGCGGCGGAAGTTTAGCACCCTCGCCCAGGCCCGCGCCGCCGCCCGTATCTACCGCCGAGAGTGCGACGGCGTGGGGATATATGATTTCCGGCTTGGGGTCGTTCGGGAGACTTTAGGACGGTTCCCCGATGTATGATTGCATGATTTTCACGTTCTGTATGATTCTATCATCCGGGCCGTACATCAACGCATGATTCGCCGCTTCCAGGGCTTCTCTGGGGCGGCCCGTGTTATAATAGGCTATAGACAGCATATCAAACGGCAGCGGCCCCCACGGGTCAGGCTCGCAGATGTATGATAACGGCCTTTCCCGTATGTTTACGCATGATTCGCCGTAGTAGATGCATGATTTCCAGTTTTTAGCATGATACATGATTTTCATCATTTCAAACCATGCTTCACGGTATTCGGGGGCCTCGATTATAGCCCTCTGGAGCCACGCCTCGGCCTCTAATTGTTTTCCCTGTATGATTTTACACCGAGCAATGAAACGCATACTGGCGGCCCGTTCAGGCGGCCACACGGCACTTCTAAGGGCAAGATGTTTCTCCAGCGTTTCAATGGCCTTACTGTATTCCCGATGGAACATATATTCGCGGCCTAAGTAATGCATGTTTCGGTCGTTCTCCGGCTCTTCCATAACCGCCAGTTCCAGAAGTGGCAGATAATTGCTCCGGCTTTTCTTCTCGTCGGGCCAATGGTCAACCCTCAACGGCAAATCGCAGTATGATTCTTCGCCGTATGATTTCAGCACTTCGTGAACGGGATTCTTCCAGTAGTATGATTTTGTATGAATTTTATCGGCGTTGAATGATACTCCGTCCCTGCCGTATGGTTCATGGCTCCAAACATATAAATACCTTCCCCGCGTCCCGTGAAAGTTTTTCCGTATGATTTCCGCCCAGCCGGGCTGTATGATTTCGTCCAGGTCGAGGCATACCAACACGTCCGCATCTTGCGGTATGATTTTCAATGATTCATTTCGCGCTACATCAAATCTCCACGGCTGTATGATTTTGGTTTTTACGATGCAGTTGTATGATTTCAGCTTATCAACGGTTTTGTCTGCGCTCCCCGTATCGAGAACGCAGACATAATCAGCCTCTTTTGCCGTCTCATACCACCTGTCAACGAATTTTTCTTCGTCCTTAGCTATGGCATATACAGCTATTTTCATTTTCTCCCCTCAAAAACCAGTTGATGAAATAAATCTGCCCTTTCCCCGTTACTTTCGGGGTGCGGGTTATCTTGGTGCTTCCGTCAGGGTTGGCTATAACCGTTTCCTTTATCTCAAAATATCCGGCTTCCATAGCCTTTTGGGTGGGCATATTCCAGTTTTCGCCCTTCTTGCATAACCAGCCGTTATCCCTCAACCATGTGAACATTCTGTTAGCCCCTATAGGCTTCCCGTTCTGGCGTATCATCTTTGCAAGCTGTCCCACTAAGCAGCTATCGTGTGAGGCTTGCACGGCCTCCGCAAACAGCACTTTGGGGGCGTTGTGTTCTACTGTCGCTTCAAGCTCCTTCCGCCGCTCCTGCTCTTGTTTAAGGGCTGAAAACACCTTTATGGCGTTGGCGGGGTCGGCTATCATCTGTTCTATCGTAGTCGGTGTGGCGTACATACCATGTTTACGGATTGAGGGCAGGACTTCGTGAATTATCCACCGCTTGAATGCTCTGGCTTCCGGTTTAGTAGAACAAAGTACAAGATGATAGAGGCCGGATTCATTCACGCCGTTCACTTCTTGTGTTTTTGTGGGGCTTTGGGGGTGGGTTACTTTTAGTAACCCCCTTTCATCCTCATCCAGCCTGTCCATTGCACGGCTCACCTGCTCTAATTCAAGAGCTTTGCATACATCAGACGCCACAAACCACGGTTCGCCGTCCTTAATAGTAGTCCTTATCTCTCCAAACTGGTTGTTATTGAATATCTGTAATTCGTTCATTGTAACTCCTTTCATGTATTTATCTCACTCCGGTATGTCTATGTATTTCATCATTCTGTCTATCGCACGTTCTTCAAGGTGTTCTATTGCCTTGGGGGATTTATCCATTTTTACACCTACCCTGGTATTAGACGGCATATCCCGCGAATAGAAATGTTCGTAAAAGTTATATTTCAACTCGATTACCCTTCTCTGGTTCGCGGGGAACTCATCTAATGCGGCATCCATGAACGCTACGAATGACATATCATCGTTTATTCTTTCCAGCATTTCAGCCATTTGCAGATTATACCGCTCCTTTGCCGCCATGAGCTTTATAGCGCTCCGGGCAGTCGGGTCGGTAATGTCGCTGCCGTGCGGCATACCCGATAAAACCTGTGGGTGAATATCCGCTACCGCTTCCATTCTCTCTTTGATGCTGGCTATTTTTTTATCTATTTCTTTCGCGTTTCTCTTGGCTTTCCCCCAACGAACAAGCAAACGCCTGATGTATGCCCGTTGTTCGCGTTTCGTCATTAGTCCCTCCTTAACAATTCATCTGCCGTTATGTTAAAATAATCTGCCAACCATATGATTCTGCTCGCGGTCGGCTCCATGCCGTCCATCTCATAGTGATAAATGGTCGCCGCGCTTATGCCGGTTTCGCGCTCCATCGCAGCCCGCGACTTGCCCTTCTTTTCTCGGTACATTCGTATCCTCTGCCCTATCGTCATGTTTCCTCCATACGCCGCAATGGCATTTAGTTTCCTGACCTTCTCTGAACTCCTTGCAGATACATCTGCTTTCCTCATCCTTGATTATCGCGCAGGGGCAGTATCCGCCCCCGCGCCGTATACACTCCCATATATCAGGCCGCAGTAATTCATAGCTCATTCCGCACCCTCCCATATCAGCGGCCTTCCCTCTGCGTCTACCATTACACACACGCCGCCTTGGTTTGTGCTCAGGTATTGTATCCCCGTGAGGTTATCGACATATATTCCATACGTCGCACCCACATCCAGTATCCACAGTCTACGATTGCCAGCCTCAGCCTTTCCGCACCCGCACAGGGCGAGGGTCAGCAGGGTTAATATTGTTATTGTTATTGCTATTACTCGTTTCATTTTTCCTCCTTCGGTGGTTCTGGTAAATATGCCCAATGGGTTATGTGCTCATGTGATATTCCGCCCCATGGGTATTTCCAGCGGCAAACCGTTTTGCCGCGAACATCGGTCTGTTCATAGTAGCGGAATCGTGTTCTGCGCACACCGCCGTCAGATACGACCACGAGTACACCGACACGCTCGCAGATTTCCCTCGTCAAATGCACATCTGGCAAACAATCCTCAATCGCGTGCCATTCCATTCGCTATTCCTCCTTATCCATCTCGA